TGCGCGGCCATGTACTCGCTGGCCTCGTGGCTGTGCGCGATGGGACAGTAGACGATGTACCCCGCCGCCCTGAGTCGTGCATAGAACTCCATCGCCTGCTGTGCGCGCAGCTCGCGCATCTTGGGCGAGGGGTGGGAATAGGGGCTGCACAAATAGGTCAGGGGCTTCACAACTGCACTCCTGCTGGATACAACAACACGGCCCGCCCTTGCCGCACAACCTGCACGCGCTCATCACGTTCAAGCCATTGCAACAAGCAACCTTTAGCAGTCGATGGCGATCTATAGTGATGCTGAATAGCGCCAACGACCTTAGCAACACTTGCCCCAGGGTTATTACTGATAAAACACACGGCTTGATTCATCGTGTGTCGCCACGGCGACCAATACCCATCCATCGCTGTCGATCCTGGTTTGTATTCCTTCATGCCTTCATGCAGCTTCTTCCGTATCCATGAGGCGCTAATGCCGGCCCTGCGAAAGAAACGTGCTGGGAATCTTTCCTCAACGCCACCCCCTTTCCCATATCCGTGCCCGAGACGATACACGTCTAACCAGCCGATTCCTTTTGTGTGGCAGTAATCACTAGCCACCACGTTGCGAGACGGAGGCACGGCGATATAGACACGATTCACGCGCCCAATCCAATTCACGGCTTGCCCAAGCAATGCAAGCGAACACGATGTCTTGGCTTCAACAATGACTGTCTCGGCACCACGGATACCAAAAATATCCGGCCTTGATGCTCCCAGCACAGAGCACTCCGGGTAACAATCGAAACCCTGCTCTGAAAGCCACTCCATAGCAGGCTCTGCAATATCCGTTTCAGACCTTCCTATCACGCCGTCGTCCCCGTATTGATATGCTCCAGCACCATCGCATATGTGTTCGCGTATCCCGCGATGTCCACCACCGAGTCGTGGTGATCGGGGGTGTTGAGCAGGCGTGCGATCTTCACCTGGATCATGTACAGCGCGTGGCGCAGACGCGGATCTATGTCGCTGCGGAGAATAGGCCCGGCCATCTCCGCAACCTTGGCGAAGTCTAGAGCAGGATGTGAATAGACTTTCTGCCTGTCTCCCGTGGTCAGGCGCAGGGCTTCCTCGAGGATGGACTCACTCATGCCGCCCTCACTATCGCGGGATCGGTATGTAGGTTCGCCACATCGCGGCGCGCCTTCTCAATGGCCTGCACGATGCGGTCTGTCTGCGCCTTAAGCAGTGTTGGCAGTTCTGACAACGCCCGGCATTCGCCTGCGGTACGGTCCAAGATCACCTCGCTAACCTGTACCAGATCACGGTGGTAGGTCGTGCGTTTCGTGCGCTTGGGGTTGCCGTTGCGGTCCCTGCCGTCGCGCCAGTCGTGGAGCATCCAGCAGTAGGTATCGCGCTCGACTTCAAAGCGGTCGTCGATTTTCATGCCGCCTCCGGTTCAGTGAGTTTCACGCCCAACTTGGTAAAGTGATCCCATACGTCGTCGAGATACCGTTTCTCCTGCCCGCTGGTCATCAGGCGCGTGATCGGCAGATCGATAGGCTCTTTCATGATCTCGATCTTCTGCTCGTAGGACAGCGGCTTGACTATCGCGTCGTACTGCTCCCTGAAAGCCTCGTTCTCATTTCTCAGAATGGGAACGCCGAAATGAAGCTTGCAATAGGCCCGATAACCCTCCGCGTCGTACTCGCCTAGCTGTTGCGCGGCCTCCACCATCCACAAGCGGTTTAGCCGGTTCTGCTCGGTACTGCGCTTGCGCCCCTGGATCACCGTGACCGTGCACGGGAGTTTCCTGGCGCGCAGCAGAGACGCGAGCATGTCAATGTCGGACTTGGTTTCGAGGACGCGGGTGGTCATGCCGCCCTCACCCTCATGCTGACACCGCCCTCGGGCAGCGGCTCGCTGATCTGCGCTAACAGCTTGACGATCTGCGAGTCATCAGCCCACATCACGCCGTTACCGGCGTCGAGCACGACCTTGATGCAGTTGTCCAAGTCGATGCGCGTCCCGCTTGCCTTGCCGTTCTTGTTCAGGCGCGGGTGTAATTCCAGTTCGACCGCAACCGGACAGTCCAGCATCTTCATGCCCAATGCCTTGGCCTCCAGCGCCGCGCATTCCTTGTACGCCCTGGCTTCCGCGCTCACGACCATGCGCCCGCGGAAGTTCCGCCAATACCTGTTCGTCGAGGGCGGATAGGGAAGCAGGACGAAGGCATCGGTCATCGCATGTCCCGTAGCAAGTGTTCCGATGTAGCGTCCAGATCCACGGGCTCGACATCGCGCTCGAACCTAACGAGTTCATGCAGCTTGGCGTTCTCGGCCAATGTCTCCTTCACCATCGCGAGCAGCGCGTCAAGGGTGTATGCGCCGCCCTTGGGTAGATAGAGCTTGGCGATCTCGTCGCTGAAGTCGGAGTAGGAGAGGGTGTCTGTCATGCTGTCGCAAACAGATCAGCATTCTCGCGCAGCGCCGATGCCAGATTGCGCGATGCCTGCTCGTAATAACTTCGTTTCAGTTCCACGCCGATAAATCTGCGATTCATTTGCAGCGCGACATGACCCTCACTACCTATGCCCGCGAACGGCGACAACACAATATCGCCGGGGTTCGTCCACAGTTCGATGCCGCGCCGGATGACCTCCAACTGCAGCGGGCAGATATGACGCTCATCGTCATGCTCTCTAGCACTCATATACTGAAGCGTGTCGTTCGGATCGATGTCGTCCCAAATAGGACTGGCGATCTTCTGCCACTTGCTGACCGGGTATTCCTTTGGGTCATGCTTGACGCGTTCAACCACATCGCCAGGGGCGCGCATCGTCACCAGATAATCGGGAATACCCTGCCGGCACATCGACGCATTCTCGCGCACGGTTTTGTGCAGCAAACCTAGCGCCTTGGTCCGCTGCATCGCGGTCACCGGGTCTTTCCAGATCACAACCTCTGAATGGAAGATGAACCCCTTTGATTGGAACAAGCGGATCAGGTCTCCACGAAAGTCATCAAGCCCGATAAATCCATGCCGCTCCTTGGATGTTGGGAGCAACATGCAGTGAAACGACATATCCCGCCCAGGCTGGATCACGCGGATCAGCTCATCAGCAAGGAACCCCATGTGCTCGTAGAATTCCGCCTTGGTCCGGCAATTCCCCATATCGCGCGGCGAATTCGAATAGGTGTAAAGCGATATGAACGGCGGTGAGTAGATGCTGTAATGCACCGAATGATCCGGGATGCCTTTCAGCACCTCGACGCAATCGCCGTTATACAGCGCATATCCTTCTCCGATGCTCTGATCAACGCAGTTCATGCCGCCCCCATGAATGCCGGAAGCCTGATCCGCTTACCGGCGTTGTACTCGTTGGATTCCTTGCGCGAGCCGAGGACAGATTCACGGATCGCTTCCAGTGTTTCAGCAGATAGCGCATCCGCCATCGCCTTGGCATCGCGCTCCTTGCGTTTCAGGTTGTGCAGCACGGTCGATTCGGCCTCAGACACGTACAAATGCACATCAACAGGCCGCTTCTGTCCGAACCTCCAGCACCGGCGCATGGCCTGATAGTAGGACTCAAAGCTATCCGTCACGCCGACAAACGCCATGCGTGCGCAGTGCTGCCAGTTCAACCCCCATCCGCAGATCGACGGCTTGCTGACGAGAACCCGAATCTTCCCGGCCGCGAAGTCCGCAAGCCTCTGTTCCTTGTCGTCGGCATCGTCCGCGCCGGCAATCTGCACGGCATCCGGTATCGCTTCCGTCAGCGCATTGCCCTCTGCGTTAAGCTCGCACCACACGATCCATGGCTCCGACGCTTCGGTGTTGACGATATCTGCGCAAGCCTGAACGCGGCCCTCCAACGAATCCTTGCGCGCCGCCCTGCGTTCGGAAAGCGTCATCGTGCCGCCGGCAAACAGTTGCCCCACATTCGCGTCCGACTCGATGATGTGCTCGTGAATCTGTAGCGGAGGCAACTCATACATGCTCGCGTCGTGGCCCAGGTCTGCGGGAGACCGCACCATCGATCCCCACGTCGCGACCCACCGCCAGAACTCTCTGCGGGCGTGGCCCTTCAATCTCCAGACTTGCGTCTCTCCGCCGTCATGAACGAAGAATTCCGCAAGCATTTCCGACCGCGACCGGATACCGAGAAACTCGGAGTGCGTGCCCAGCTCGACCCAATCATTAGGGGCCGGAGTCGCGGTGGCACACAGCCTGTACGTGGCGTGCCGGAATGCATCGATCAGGGCTTGCAGCGTCTTGCTGGTGTGATGCTTGATGATGCTCGACTCATCCAACACCACAGCGCCGAACCGCTCGTGATCGAGCAAATGCAGGCGGTCGTAGTTGGTGATATTGATCCCGCGCCGCACATCCGCATCGCTATGGCAATGGTTCACATCCACGCCAATCGCCGCACCCTCCTTCACCGTCTGCTGCGCAACAGCGAGAGGGGCTAGGATAATCACATCATGCCCCGATGCTTTTACGATCTCGTTTGCCCAAGCCAATTGCATGCGTGACTTGCCGAGTCCGGTATCGGCAAAGATGGCTGCCCTCCCTCGCCGCAGCGCCCAGCGCGTCAAATCCTGCTGGTGCGGCATTAGGTCGTAAGGCAATGCAGGCACATCAATGCCGGTGGGCGGGAGACTCGCTAATTTGTCTGCGATGAATTTGCGATAGCTCATACCCATACCATCCCCGACACGATCCGGCTCACGGTGTTCTGCCTGATCCCGAACATCTGTGCGATCTCCCTCTGCTTGGCCTGTCGCGAGAAATACAGCCGGCGGATGGTCTCGGCTTTCTCGCGGTTCATGTTCCGGTAGTAGCGTTTTGGCCTCACGCAAACGCCCTCATCGGCCGCAGCATTTCCCGGCACCACGCGGCGAAGCGGTAGGAGTCCTCCCACGGGTCTTGCTTCGCACGCTCGCGGATCTGGCGTTCGTAGGCCCTGTACTTTTCCGGGTCAGCGGCGCGTCTGGCTCGACGTGCGGCGTTGATCGCCTCTGTACGAGCTCGGCGCTGGGCGGGCGTGAGTTCGCGCACGCACTCCAGGTGGAGTTTCTTCGCACGGTTCACGATGGACCGCCGGGAACGGTGCGGGAGCAACTTGTGAATATACCGGCTGCCCATCCCCTTCACGGTGTAGTACCGGCGGATCAGCTCGTCCTCCTC